TGTATATTTATTCTATTTGATGAATTATGTGCAACCCAACATTCATATTCCCCTGTTTCTACTTCATCAAAATTACCTGCTACTTTAAAATGGTCATAATCTATCCACTCTGTTATTGTATATGTATTATTATAATTATTTGTATTTTTTATAATAATTTCATCACCTGCATCTAAAGAATGTTTTTCAGAAAAAATAACTAGTTCATTACTATCTCCATCAATAACTTCAATATCACCATCTACATAAAACTCAACTTTAATAGATGTTTCATTTATACCATCAACAGTTACTTCATAAATATCACTTACTAAAGAATGGGCAAATGCTCTATATGTACCAGTTACTTGCCCAATATCTCTACTTACATATCCCCAAATATAATAAGTACCTGCAGCAATAGTGCCTTCATCAGTTTTAGTGATAACAGCCTTTGGTTTTTTCCATCTTCTTACTCTCATCCTACTATATGTTTTTTTACATTAACCAGAACATCGTCTTCATAAAATAATTCTGTATGTAATTCTTTTTTTGTTATTTCATCTTTAACGATGGTTTTTATTAGTTTTTCATTATCGTATTGGAGTGTTTTTGTAAAAAGTTTCTTTTCTTTAGTGTTATCAACATAATAATCAACTTGTATCAATATGTCTTCATCATAAACAAAATCAATATAAGTATCTTTACCAACCTTAGTTAATAACTCTAATTCAAAGTTTTGAATATCTTTAGAAAAGTTTTGTATTCCACTAGGACTTGTTATTTCTATCCAATAATCATATACTTCTTCATTTTCTTCAAATTGTATTCTAGCAAATAACTTTACATCAGATAGTCTAAGCCAATAATTACCAACATCACTTTCTTCTATAGTAGGTACTTCTTCCTGTATAAATCTTATACCAGAACCACCTTCTCCTACTGCATCTTCTAATTTATCCCAATTATCATTATCAGATATAGTAGCAGAGTTTTTATTATATAAAAGAACATAAAGTCCATTCTTTTCTTCATCTGGATCATTATAAACAGCAACTGTAACTCCCCATTTCCTACGATAAGTCTTAAGGGCTAGTAAGTCGTTATAAGTCTTTAAACTAATATCGGCTCTAACCCTAAAACTAGATAGGAAATCATATTTACTTACAGGAGCTTGCATATTAAATGTTATTGTTTGGATCTATACCTGAATCTAATATCACATACCATTTACCATCTTTTGCCATTAATGATACCCAAAACCCTAAATCATTAGATGTAATACCCAACCATTCTTCACCATCTACTATTATTACATCTAGTCCTGATCTTTCAATAGTCATTGCATAACCGTGATCTTGATAACCTAATCTAAAATGAAAGATTCTATGTTCTACCTCTTGTACTTGAGGTAATATTAAAATAACATTATTATTTCTACTATCTACAATATAAGATAATCTATTTGGAGATACTAAAACCTCATTAGAAGATACAACTTCTAATCTTCTTAAAGTGCTTGAACCAACACCTGAACCACTACTATCAGGAATTCTATCAGGGTTTATTGTGCCATCAGCTTTAAGTAATTCATAGCCATAAAATTTAACAGTCTTTTTATTAGGATTATTACCTTGTCCAATTTGTACAGCATTAATAGGAACACTATTAAAATCTAAAGTAGTAGCATGTTTTCCTATTGCTGCACCTTCAGCAGTAATACTACCCTCACCACCATAAAAACCCCCTTCATGACTAACATCATGTCCAGATACAGTATGACATACTACATCTCTAAATTGTGAAGAAGTTATTTCTATAGCTCTTATAAAACCATTTTTACCTATTAAAATACCCTCTATTGTAGTTGATGTATTATAGGTTATAGTACTCATGGGGTTTCTCCAAATTGTGGTTGTAGTTCAATTAAGAATATTTGATTACCATCTGAGCCACTTTCCATAGTGTGTTTATAAGAAATAACTCTTTGAATAGTTCTAGTAACATAATTAGTAGCTCTAGCAGTAAATGTAATAGTCCTGTCTGCTTGTAAAGGAAGAATAAGCTGACCGGAAGTTCTAGTAATTTCCTTAGCAGGATCAACAGAAGAACCTTCATATAATTGAGCACCGGGTATATCAACACCTTGAGCATTTACAATTCTTACTCTAACTGTAACGGGTGGATATAAAACTTCATTAATACTAAGACCGGAGCTTACATGATATTCTTTTTTATAATGTTGATATGTTTCCTCATATCCCTCATCGGGAATAATTTCCAGAACTTGTGTGCCAATAGGTACATTTTCAACTTCATAATTTCCATTCAAATTATGAGGTGCTTCAATCCTAGCTAGTTTAACTGCAATATTATCAATTACATCAGTTTCATTTTTATCCTCTACATGTACATTAATTAAAGGAACCCCTTCATACATATTTACAGTTATGTTTTTAAACGCCTCGTCACTAGGAGTATCAGAGGGAAGTTTAAAATCCTTAATTACAGTACCTCTTCCGGGAGCCATTGCCTTAAAGTAGTAATCCCCTTCCTCTAAAGTTTCTTTTACATAATTGCCACCACCTTCAGGTGTGGCACTACCAACCAGTGTACCATCCTTTTTATAAACCTCAATGGTAGCATCTGTTATAGGTACTTGTGATTTACTTGTCATTATTATTTTGTTTAATCGTTAATACAAGGTATGTTTATAGTTTTATCACCACCTTCATCTTCGGGAGCTTCATATACTTCAAACTTCACATAATGAACACCAAATGTTGCTTCTACTACAGTAAATATAACATTCCTTAACATTACAGGGGTAATATATTCACCTATTACAATAAAACTTACCTTATATGTTTCTAGATATTTACCTAAAGTTATAAAAGTAACATTGTAAAAGTTTACAGCTTCTCTAAGAACAGTAAAACTTACTTTGTAACCTAAGGCTCCCAATACACTAAATGTAACTTTATATACTTCTTTTATAAATTTAAAAGCATAAAAGTTTACATTAAATGTAGGTTTTTCCTTTGGAAAAATATTTAATATAGCTTTTACTATTTTACTCATGGTTCAACAGGTACAGGTGTAAAACTAATTTCTATGTTGTCTAGAATTTGATCTAGATTTATATTTTTATGGGCTAATTTTTTCTGTATTAAGTTGTATTCTTTTTTCTCTTTATATTGTTTTATTGTCTCCTCAATATAGCCATACCTAGTAGCAGTAATAGCTAGATATTTCAAGTATATACAATACTCAAAAGCCATCTGATAAAGTGCTATGTTGTATTGCTTATAAGAGTAACCTTTAATAGCTTCTTCTTTATCCTGCTCATTAATATATTTGTATATACTAGAGAGGTTATTAAAAAAAAACTCTTGCTTGTTCTTAACAAAATCTAAACTTTCATTTAGACCTATATAATAGTTACTCATTATAATATTTTTTAAGCTGTTCTACTATATACCATATTTTATATAGATGATCGGGGTCAATACTAGCAGATGTATAGGTATCTTGTACTAAAGCCATATAGGTATCGTAATATAAATTAAAAGTAATATAATCATAATATTGATTATGATTGCATTTACCTTCTACTACTTCAAACTCTGTAAGAGATTTAGTAAGATATTTTTGCCTAGCTACTACAGCATTATGACAATTATGAATTGTATAAGTATCAAAAATTATTTCTTCATCTTCATCATAAATACGTAATACATATACCCCATCTGCCCCAAGGATAAACCCATCTTTACTTTCAGGATCAATAGTTATATCTCTTATAGGTTCAGATAACTTTCCTTTATCGTATTGATATACTTTAAATTTAAGAACTTCGTGTGATAGATTATTCTCTATTACATATTCTTTTAAAGAAAGTTGTTTAAGTGTATAGCTCATATTAAATAAACTAATGGTAGCCCACTACAGTAAGTGAGCTACCTTTATTAATATTAATCATCCCAAGCAACACTCTGATCAAGAACAGCTTTAAGAACAAGCTCAAGTTGACCAGTGAGGTTAGGAGCAGTAGTAGTTCTAGGAACAGCCAAAATTAGATGTTGTCTCATTGGATCATCTCCGGCTGCAACTACATGTTTATTAGGATTAGTCCAGTGAAGAACATATACATCATATTGACCAGTATCATCAGTAAGCCAACTAGCAGTATAAAGTTCATTCTGCATCCATTTGGTATTATTAAATCCTCTGTAGGAAGCATATTCTTTTTCAAGTTCTGCAAGAACTTCACCAAGACCATGACCTTTTACAAGGCCGGTTTGAATTGTAACATTAGAACCTGCTAAAAGTAATTCAGGAATAACTCTGAATGCCTTACCACTAAAACCAGTAAATGCATACCCATAATTACTACCATCAACTGTTTTTGCAACTGTTGCATAAAATTCTCCTTGATATTTTGTTAATTTATCATATAAACCATCATGTACATCAGCAGCTGTATCACCCTGTTTAATAAGGTATTCAGCAACCCTCATGTTATTGGTAACACCGGGGGCAGCTTCAAGATTAAATATTCTAATTACAGCATATTCTCCTACATGGTTAGCAGGATCAGGGAGATTCCATGTTTCACCTGCACCAGTACCAGTATTATCACGACCTATGTGGATAATAGGAGCAACAGAAGCAGTGTAAGCAGTTTTATACCACTTTAAGGTATGAGGATTAATGATGGGGCTAAGTAGCACACCATCATCACTCCTAAGTGCAAACTGAACTCTAGTATCTTCTACAAAACTAGTATCAAAGATATCTCCAGTCGCAGTTTGTTGAATCAGTTCGTCAGTATCACTACGACTAACTGTCATAGCACCTAGTTCCAAATCTTGAATACCAGATTTTGTCATATCTGCATCAAGACCTGCACCAAAATTTTTCTTTAGGCCAACTAAAATGTGTCTCATTGTTAATTAATTTAATTATTCTATTGTTTGTGATTCGTTTACAATGTGCTGATAACCTTCATCTTTAATATAAGCTTTAAGACGTTGGGCAGCAAGATCTATTATTTCCCTATTAACAGTTATTTCACAAGTTTGATTTGTAGCATGATTTATTAACCTAGGCTTTTTAAGATAAGAAAGGGTAATATCTTTTACTATAAAGTTATCTCCTTCCTTAACATACAATCTTTGTCCTTCTAAATATACTTGTACAGCACTGTGTCTATTCCTTTTACTATAAAAGTTATCACTATCTAAATAAGATTCTTCAGAATCTGATAATACTATAGGTTTAGGACTAGTATTAAGATAAGGATAAGATTTAAGTTTATGAACTTCTACACTAGGAAGTATAATTTGATTATCATAAGTAATTCTGAAATGTCTAAAGCCTTCTTCTATAGCATTAACATTCTGAATAAATATAAAAGAATCTTGTTTATAAATATTATTCCAGTTTTCCCAATATACTTTAAAGTCTTTCCTTTTATTTAGCTGTTCTAATACCAAATTAATTATCATAAATTTGGCATCTTCCGTATAATAAGATGGCATGTTTCCATAATCAGAAATATTAAATATAACTTTATCATCTAATTCTATAACAAAACCGTTATAGAAACCATCATCCTTTTTGCTAGGAGAACCTTTTTTAATAGGTTCAAATTTAATAACTTGACAAATATAATGACTATAATTTGTAGGTTTAGGTAACTCAAATTTAGAAAATTTTACACTGCCACCACCTGAAACAAATTTATAATAATTATAAGGAAGGATGGAGAATTTCTTGTTATTTTCATTTGTATAAACAGGAAGATTAGGTGCAGTTGATTTTAAATCTCTTAAATCATCTTCCCTTTTAACACTATCTCCGAATCCTTCCCTTTTAATATTTGTCTTGTTGCTACTTCTAGTTTCAACAAATTGTAACACAGCGTAGTTTAATACCATATCTTTAAACTCTTCAGGTATAGACTGTTTTCTATTACTATCTATATGCTGTAGAGCTAAATCTAAAGCTATATGCATTTCCTTTACTGTATTATACATCTTACTTGTTAATTAAAGATTTATATTTAACTGTGATTTCATTTATATACTTGGCATTCTTTTCATTGTTCATAAATGATACAGCATCATCCATATTGTTTCCAACAATAACACTTGCATCTGAACTATCTATAATACTTGAAGTGCCAGGTACTCGTTTGAATACACCAAAAGCAATAAGTTTATTGATATTAGCTTTACTTGATAAAGCCTTATCAGTTATGACATCTACAAATTTAACCGGAGTTTCAGTTGCGTATGTCATAAGCTCCATTTGCTTTTCTTCAAAGTTTTTAGTTTTTACAATATCAATAACACTTTCAGGACTAAGAACAGATAAAGCATTATTAAGATCTTCTTCTTGTGCATTCTCCATAAACTTCATATACTTAGTAATAGCAGTTTGTTTTATTTTCATGCGTTCTTTCTTAGCACGCTCTTGTTCTTCTTGAGTATATAAATAAAACCTAATATTAGGACTTTTGTTTACATCCTCTACAGTATTGGCTACAGGTCTGTAGTTTAATAAATATCTCCATAAGAGATAATGTTCAACATTAATAGGTGTTCCGTATTTCCATCTATCTTCTTCTCTTATATTAGATTCTCCATTTTTATCTACCCCCATTACAAAATCAGCAAGCTGATTAGAACTAGTAAAGGAGTGTTCTTTTTTTAATTGCGATATATATTCTTTTCTTTCTGAGTCTCCAATATCAAATATAAAACCTGTTTCAAGGGTTTTGCCACCTGATTCAATAGGAACAGATAAAGAATCCCAATGATTCCTAACTCTAGCTTCCCAATTAACATCTTTTGCATCAGGGCTAATACCCAATATTTGTGGCATAAGCATACGTATCATACCTGATTGTGTTATAATCTTGTTTACGGCAGATACAGAAGAACCTATTAATCTGGTCATTTCACCAAGTACATCCTTATTTATATTTTCAAATACTGTAGGGTTGTATTTCCAAACTATTTGAACTTTACGATTAACTTCTTTCATTATTTATAACTTAAAATGTTTTATATATTATTTAATTAGTAGTTTACTACAATTCCATTTCCATCCAGAAGGAAGTTGTAGGATTAGCCATATGAACTCCTTGAGAACTCATTACTTCATAAGCAGCAACATCATCTCTACTAGAAAGAATATTTTGGAATGAACCCCAAGATCCAGGAACAGGAGATAAACCTTTATATACACCAGTTATAATCTCGCGACCTTCTTCAGCTACAAGTTCAACATTCCTTCCACCATCATCAGTACGACTTTGATCAATAAATACCATAGTATATGAGTTCTTAGGAAGTCCCATATACATTTCACCATTAGCCCTTTGCATTTCTGCAATAAGACCATGATCAAAGATATTAGCCTCTTTAACAGTTATAAGCCTTTCATCAATAGTCCTATACTGATTAAAGTACCTACCATAAGTTAGATAGTCTCCACCACTAATTACATGTTCACCAAGAGGAGTATAAAATTGCTTAGCAAGAGCATCTTGTTCAATACTTCTATGCCACATCCTTTTACCACCTTTACCAGTGTAAATAACAATTTCTGTAGGGGTATGATCTACTCTACCATCATACAATACGTTAAGAGCAGAATCAACTTTTTGAAGGGTAAGGTTGGAGAAAGTATCAAAGTTACCTACAGATTTACAAATCTGCTTGACACCCGCTCCACGAGGAATAGGTTCGCCAGTACGTTGATCTTTAAGATGAATAACTCCTTTATCATCCCTGTTGTACTCACTATACCACAAATCTTCCTCTAAATAAAAACGTCTATCAAGTTCAAATAACTTCATTTCAAACGGCATCCACATATTTGTAGTTCCGCCTCCTTCAAGTTCAAACTCAATAGGTGTAACTTTATTTGCAATATTACCTGCAATATTCTTACTGAACCTATGGAAACCAAACTGGTTAGTCATAGTTCCAGGAGCCATGCTATTACTCCTATTACCGTCAGATTTACTAGCGGCTACAGTAGGAGCAGTCATAACCCATGCAAGTCCTTGAGTGAAGTTAAAAGGATCACAGAATTTATCGGGATCAGCATGTTGTCCTACAAAAGTATATTTCCATTTCCTGTCTCCTTCTTTTTTTCCTTCACCTTGAATACGACCATGCCATTGTCCATCAGGAGACATGACACCATAGTCCTTAATAAGCCAGTTATCTTCAAAATAAACATCAAATTCTTGATAGTTCTTTCCCGGTTTAGCATTTTCAGCATGAACCAATCCGATAACCTTACTAATATGCTTCATTCTACCCATCACATCCCATGTGTATTGGGTATCATTGAGCTTCTTAGTAGGAAGAGATTTAATAGAACCCTGACCTTCTGTAAGAGATAGGAGAGGAAATCTACTAGAATCTTTACCCCACATGTAGGTAAGGTTTTTACTAATCCTTACCGGGTCTAGTAATTGATAATTCATAAGCATATTCTCATCAGAATATGTCCTAGAATCATACATTTGTGATCTAAGTTCTCTCATTGTTTGTTAAACTTTAATAATTGTTAGTATTAATCTATAGGTGTTTTAATCTTCATTTTTGTACTACCACCAAGTTGTTGTTCAGTCTTTTTAGAACTACCTTTAGATGTTGATAATCTTTTCTTAATTCCTTTTCCTTTTTCTTTTATTACTGCTTTGTCAACAAGAGATGAAATATTACCTTTAGTAAGATTGATTATATAGCTATATAATACAGTATCCCTATCTTGACGTTTTTTAGCTTCATCTAATTCAGCTTGAGTACGACCGTCTTGAGTTATTGGTTTAGCTACATAATCAAAAATATCCCTTCTAGTAAATCGTTTAATACTACCATCTTCTTGCTTAATTTTTATTCCTTCATGAGGTATAAAAAACTTACCAAATTCTCCTTTAGTAACAATTTTATTATAAAAACTTCCTTCGGTATCAACTACAACCTCTCTTCCGTTTTCATCATAATATGTACCATATATTTTCTTTTCCTGTTCTATTTGTTGATTAAGATTATCAGTTTTACTTTTCTCAAACTCCTGTAGTTCTTTTTCTTCTAGTGACATTAAATATTCATGTGCTTGTTTACCTTCTTCTGCAAGCTTACCATCAGTCTTAAAATACTTCGCAATACTTTTAGCTCTTTCAGGACTACTACCTCTTTTAATTTCAGCTTCAACAACAAGACCCATAAGCTGATCTTCATTTTTTTCATCTAGTTGCATACCTTTATAAAAGGGCTGACTAGTAAATCCTTCTAATGAACCAGTCTTAGATTTATGAACATATGCTTTATAAAGATCGGGATTATTATTAAAGAAGTCTTGAATAGCTTTACTAGCAGCACTTTTAGCTGCCATTTCTTTAATGTCCTTTTCTCTTTTAGCTAAACCTTCTAAGGTAGTTTCATACTCAATCTTTTTACCTTCCTCATCATAAATTTCAATTCCAGATAATTTTTCAACATCCTCTATTGTAACATCTCTATCTCCCTCTCCTTCTTTATCTCCACCTTCCGGTTCTTCACTTAATCTATCAAGTTCTTCTTTAGACATAAAGACTTCGCCTTTATCATCTACAGCATTACCATCTTTATCAAGCTTGTATTCTTTATCATCTACTACAACTACCTCAGAGGAATCATCACTGCTGGAATCATCTTCATTTGTTTTTTTACCTACATCGGATTCACCTCCTTCTCCCCTTTCAGGATCAGGCTTCTTTCCAGTTTTATCATCATCATTTTTTTCACCCTTATTACCTTCTTCATCAGGTTTATTGGGTTGTTTAAGATCTTTAGGATCAGTAGAACCCCCTTCACCACCTTCATTAGGGTCTTTTCTAGGGGAACCTGTTTCATCATCTAAAGGTGTTTTAACTTTAATTGCCATTGTCTATTAATTTATGTGTTATACAATCACTTATATTTACAAAGATAACTAATTTCAATCTGTTTATTAAACATCAGCGAAATCTATAGTATAAAGATATTATGTAATATAGTGTTTATTGAGGTTGAGCTTCTTTTTCTCTAGTAGCTCTAACTTCATCAAGTTCTTGCTTGCGCCTTTCTAGTTCCAATCTGGCTTCATCCATTGCCACTTTATGATCATCAGTAATAGTACCATCGGGCATTTCTAACGTTTTTTCAAACTCAGCTTCTAATTTCATAATTCCTAATTCAATTTCCATTATCTTTCTATTTGTAGATGCATGTTCTTTAATCTTAGTAATTTTTTCATCATGCAATTTTTCTTTTTCAGTCTTTTCTTGTTCAAGTTGTGCTATTCTTTCCTGCATTTGATTTCTTGACTCTTCCATATTCTTTTGATATTCTTCTTTCGCCTTTTGTGCCTTTTTAATTATCTTACGTATTTCTGTACTGTTTTCAGAATGAACTGCATCAGCTGCTACACCATATTCCCCACCCTGAGATGCTGCAAATGCTATCTCTCTATATTGTTTTAACTTCTCTTCTTCTAATGCAGAGTTTCTTATAAATACTCCCNAATTGGTACCTAGATCACTAACTCCATCAATATCAACATATACAACATCTTTAGTATTAGGATCAATATAAGAACCTTGTTTACCATCTACCCAAGCAGCTTTAGAGTAATCTAAATCTGCCATGTAATCACGTTCTTTGAATTTGTTAAACATTTCAAACATCAAAATACTACCTGTAGTAGCTTTTGTTATAGCATATTCAGTAACGGATTTACCTGCTTGTTGGCCAATATCTCCAAACCTTTGTTCGTTCATATTGGCTTCATCCATAGCATCTCTTTTCAGAGATTCAATTACTTCTGTGAGAATAGTAATATATCTTTCTGCTCCCTGATTATACAAACTCTTTATAGCCTGATATACTCCCGGCTCCATATCAATATCTCTGAATGGGAGAATATCATCCATAGCAGCATAATGAAACCTTTCTTCAAGAGTCATTTCATCACTATCCAAAAGAATACTTTCGGGAATAAGATTAAACGTCTTAAATTTAGCTATAGCTTTTTCTCTTTGGAAATTATATAGCTTTATAAGTTCTTGGTAAGCAATTAATCTACTAGGGACAGGTCTTTTAGCATTATGTTTAAGTAGACCTGTTAGACCGTTATAAGGAAGTTTACAAATACTGGAATTATTTACTTCCTGTCTTTGTACTTCTACAGGCCTTGCAGGAAGATATACACCTTCAAATCTACCACCAAATCTCCAACTTTCATAAACCTCATTAATATAATCTTTTGTTAAAGATATATCTCCTGACATAGCATCAAGCTCATAATCAGGACTAACTTCTGTTTCTTTAATTTCTCCCGTTAGGGGGTCAGCGTATTTAAGTATTCTTATTTCTTTTTCAGTTTTCCAAACACAATGATAAACATCTAAAAGTCTGCTAGCATCTGTAATATCTAAATTAGTATTCGGTTTAGCTTTATATATACTGTTTCCATCATATATTTCCCAAGCTTTACGATCCATTATAAGACTGGTCTGCACACTTATAGGATCACCACTTGTACTATATTTATCTAATAGACTTCTTAAATATTCAAAATCTCTTTTACCTTGAGAGCCTTGAAATTCATCTCTGAATTCATCTATTATTTGATTAATAGACATCTTATATTTTCTAACTCCCATATCATCATCTTCAACAAATAAATTACCGGAGTCAATTCTATAATATTCCCAAGGTGGTATAATTTCTTTTTTCAGTTCATTATTAACAACCCTTCTATGACTATATACCTCTTCAGTAGCAAACCAATATAAAAAAGCTTGAATATAATTTACTGTAGAATTAGTTAAGTCGTTTATAAGATCTAATCTACGTTGGCCTCTTATAACTCTTTCATCAACCCATTCTTCAATAAACTCTTTACTAAAAGCTTCAATATCTAAATCTTCTAATACACTTTCATCACCTGTTTCTATAAGCTCCTGAAATTTTGCAAATATTTTACTTTTAACAGCAGCTTTTAATTGTTCATTTCTTTCAAATACAGAATCAGAATCATGTATATAAACTTGATGATTAGAATACTGTTTAATATATTCTCCCATATATCGTTCTTTAATAGGAACAATAATATCTAAATCACGTATAGTATTGGGGAATCTAATTTGTTTGGCTTGTTGTTGAACATCTTTACCATAAGGAGATAAAGCATATTGAATAGTGCTTTCGTCTATCTCTCCATTAGAGGCATTAAAATGTTTTATAACTTCCGATTTCTCATCTTCAGCTAAAGCTCTATCAATAATATAGTTAATACATTTAATATACCATTCTTCACTTTGCTTTTCTTTTTCACTAACTCTTTGGTCTGGAAAACCATGAAATTTAGAATCTTTTAAAGCTCTAAGATTACTTGTTTTAGTTGGCATGATATAATAATCTATTTATTATTCTCTTGGAATTGGGTTTCTTTGTTTGTTGTCTCTCCTTCTTTTCCTTTACATCAAATGCTTTAAACTGAAATGCTGCTAGGATAGCATTACTAATTCTATCAAAGTTACCATCTAATGTGAAAGATTGCAACTCTAATAAAAAAGCTATATCATATATATAGTGTAAGAAGTAATTGAAATTTCCATCACTATCAACATTAAATTTGGTATAAATAAGCTCTTTCAACATCCTCAAACCTTCAAGCTTGGTGTCTTGTTCACCTATAATCATACCATATCCGGCATTCATTGTGTATTTACCTTTTGATATAAGACTTCTTGGATCTTTAAGCATTCTATTAAGCTCACCCCATTGTTTAAAATTAGATATAGTTTCTCCCCTATTAACCTCTGCTAAAACTTTTGCATTATAGATTTTACAAATGTTTAACAAAAGTTTATCATATTCTTTTAATGTATCATATCTACCACAATAGGAAGCTACAAGCCTTTTACCAGCATAAGGAGTAATGCCATCTGTATCTTTCATCCAAACACTAAAACTATTAAGAGAGTGTCTAATAGTTAATTCTTTTTTATCTTTATCAATACCTACACTATCTGATGTAACAAAATATAAATTATCAGGAACTTTACCATTAATTGTATAAGGCTCATGTATTATCCTTACACATCCTGTAACATTAGTAGTAGGTGTAACAGGTACGTCAGTTATAAACTCATGTATTGATTTACCCTCTTGTCTAAGTTTTTGATTAGTTTTAAATACAGGACCACTAGATGTTTCTATTATTTGTCCATCTTTATAAAATTGAACATCGGGATCATATTGAAGTCTTGTAATCCATTGGTTAAGAGCAACAGAAGAAAACATATTATCTCTTGTATTAAGAAATGCTTCTGCTGGTCTATTAGCTCTTTGAGCTATAAACATAATAGTTTTATGATCAGGATTTTGCTTTTTATATTCTTCTTTTCTTTGAAGATCATGTTCATAGGATTCTAGCAATTTAGAATTACCATGTTCATCAACTTTAGTACCATAACCCCATACTTGAGGATAGAATAAACCACAAGTTCTATTTCTTAAATCATCATCCCATACATTTTCAAAAGGCATCATTTCATTAGCTTCAGGGGCAAAAAATATTTTTCTAAAAGCTAACCAATTAGCATCCTTTGTACCACCTGTACCATAAATACGAATAGTACCTACTTTAGTATCACCATCTTCAGCAGTACTAGTTGTAACATCTAATACATTAGATAGATTGGGAAACTTGCCAGCTTCTTCAAAATCTATTTCAAATGAATCTTTACCTACTACAGCACTCTCATTATTTCTACAACCTAAAGATAACAGTTTACTTCTAAAACCAAATTTCTTATTACCTTCTTTTTGTTTCTTATATCCTAATTCTATAGCTGAATAATCTTCACTTAAATAACCTCTTTGCCAATAAGTATGCTCTTCATACCAATCAAGGTTCTTTTTAACCATATCAGTTGTGGCACCTGGATCAGTAAGATATTTTAAATCATAAGCAGCAAGTACAACTGTTAAGTCCTTGTTAAGATTTAAAGTATTAGAAGCCTGACTTCCACGCATAAATGAAAAACCTTTTCTCCTGGCTTTACTTTTACATAAATGAAACCCATTATAATAAATAAACTCATCTACCTTAAAGTTCCAATACTGACCATCTATAAAATTAGGAAAACCATATTTCTTTTTAGGTATCTTACCTTTGTAACCGACATAAGCTGCTTTTTCATCTTCTCTTAAAGAACGATATATCCTACCATAATTAAGAAAATTATAATGATCCCCTGTAATTCTAAGGGGGTGTAAAAGTTCTTTTCTTCTTTTTTCAGTAGTATTTTTATCTGTATATTCAGCTATATCTTTAAAATATAATTTACAGTTAGAAGTCATACCATATTTCCTACGATATGTCTCTCTTCTATAAAAGTTTTTAAAATCTATAGAACCTTTTTCCTCATCAATATAATACCCATGCTTTTCAAAGTAATTAGCTACTTCTTTAAAAACATGGGTATTAACAAATATAAAATCAATATTTAATAAAAATCCACCAGATTTACCTACAATAAAATCATCATCGCTATCTTTATAACCTTTATCAGAGGCTTTAGGATATATACTTTTATCTTCTGCAATAAAGTTAAAGAAGGTATATTCATGCTCCTCAAGCTCCTTCAATTTCGGGATCTCCATCATAACTATCTGGTATTACTTTTTGACCTCTTCCTAAACCTTTTGGTTTTGTAAGTTCTTTATGTACTACAGATTCTAACTCTTTAAGTGATTTTATTTTATCAGGCAAGTTCTCAATCACTTTAAATAACTTTTCTTCTAACATAATCATATGAGGAATATCTTCCTCCTTCATATCAGGATTACTCAATCTTACTTCTATAGCTTTTTGAATTTTATCGTTAATCTTCTTGGATAATTTTAATGTATTTCTAAGACTGGATAATAAATCAGCTACCTCATTATAATGTATCTGTTTATACCTTTTCATTGCCTGTACAATATCTTTATCAAGATCAAATGAAAAAGGTAAACCAGCTAACTGTAAGGCGTGTTTATGTGCTTCACGTTCTTTTAAACCATTCTTAACACAATAACTTTTTACATCACACCTTTCATAAATATACCTTAAAAGCTTGTCTGCATATTTCTTTTCAGGATCATCATCTCTTTTATATAATTTTTCAAATTCAGGATATAAAAGGATATATTCCCAATCTACTTTTAAACCCTCAGGAGTAACTTTTAAATAACTCATAATAATATAAGTCCAAATGTTACAATATTAATACCTATACTAATATAAAGAATAGTTTTATAAAAAGAATTTTCTTTTTTAAGTCCATAATTATCTTCAAGTATGCTCTCAGAATGTTTTATACACTCCTTTAGAAGGTTTTCATATTGTTTATTAACAATGCTCATACCTTCTATAGTCTTTTCTAATTCTTCATTTACTTTTATCATATAGTTATTTTCATGATCCAAATGTATTACCGCTTCATATAAATATTCCTCTGTTAAAAATATTTCAGCAATAACCCTATTTTCTTCAGGAGTATAACAAACTAATCTATTATTTTCTATCTTGTATGCGACTTGAGATGTACTGGGTGACGCTGTCATCACTAACAATAGTAATATCCCTAAGATCTTTAATACGGTTTTCATAACTTATTGTAATTTTAGTTTTTGCTTTAGAAAGAGAATCAAGCTTATTAGCATATTCAATTTGTATATTATCATAATCAAACATGTAAACATTAAGTAAACTATCCAATCTTGCTTTTTCTTCTTTCATATTTTCTATAATCTGATCTTTAACCGTTATTCTAGAATGATTAAAATAAATACAAGCTATAAGACCTATAACTAGCAATGCTATAAGTATTATAGATATATTATTATAAAAATTACCTTGTTGCTTCATATTCTACAGATTTTTGAGTTACTAAAGTAAAAGAAAAAGAATTACCCCAATTATGTATAGCTCTTTTTATTAAAGGTATAAATACTTCATTATATTTTTTAGTATCATTTTGAACAATACATCCAGCTGAATATAAACCTATCTTTTTAGCTATATATCCTAATGCTGCTCTATGATTATTTATTCCAAAGTAACCTTTATCTTCTTTATAAACAATATTACCAAATTGATCTTTCCATCTCATAGTATAACCATGAGCATCATTCCTTATTACATCTTTTTCAAAAGCACCTAGATTACCTGGGGTATAATAATCTAAAATTATATCTTTATTAAAATCCCTAATAACAACTATAGGTTCTTTTTGTATAAGAGCGGGATGATTATGGTTACTTCTATGATAACCAAGCTCCCACAAACCTCTCCATTGTCCGGGCTTAACTATTGCAGTACCTCTAGGATTAATAGGATTTAACAGATAATGATCACTAGGATCAGTAGTACAATTAAAAACTTCATATTCCCATCCTAAACCATCTTTCCAAAACACCACCTGAATATCATCAAATCTACCTGCTTCTTGATTATTGGCTCTTACAGCCCATATATTTAAATTATAATTTGTGGTACTATCAAAAATTCTATAACCGTTTCTTCTAGCATAATTAATAAGCCTACCTGGCTTAACTAGTTCTCTAAGTGTCATGTTAAGTTATTTAATTAAACAAATAAACCCTTTTGAGTTTTAATATCTATACTAGAGGCATGATGATTAAGCATATTACCAACATCAGTTTTAAGATATTTAATACCTACTACATCAATAATTTCATCACTATCTTGATTGTTTATATCACTAGGTCTGATATGAAAAAGTAATATATGATTTAATTTTAAACCAAATAGTTCTATAAGGTAAGCATAGCTACTAAGTTGAAGAGTATAAGTATGACCTGAACTTGCAGGAATATGTTGAAGAGGATATTCAAAGGTTTTATGATCTAATATAAAGTTATTAGTAATATTATTCTGTGCATCTTTTTCATAATAACCAGACTTAAAACTAATAGGGGCTTTATTAGTTTTCCAGTCTATAATTATAAATTTATCATCTTTTACAAGAAGTAAATCAACAAGACCACTAATAAGTAAATCCGCACTATACGTACCGATTTCAGCATAAATTTTCCAACCTTCTTTAACTAAAGCTTTAATGGTATTATATATTAAAGGGTATCTTTTATCCAAACTTAGTGATTTAAGTTTTTCTAAAGATACCCTTCCTACAACCGGATTAGAAACTATATCAGGAATAGTGAAAATCCTATCCTTAGTAAATTTATCCCTAACCTTATTGTAATTGTTACAACTCTTAATTATACCCTCAAGGTAATTATGGCGATCATTACCCCGATCTAATGCAATTTCAGTTGTTTTTTTCCATTCAGCTTTAAGCCGCTTTTCAGTTTTACCTCTATATTTTAAATATTTTGGATGTCTAGGATTTCTACCTATTTGGGCACATATCCTAGCCATTTTTTCAGTATCAAATTTCTCTTTATATTTTCCTATAACAGTGGTAACACTAGTGAATACATTATTATATTCATCAGTATATTTATGTAACCCTTCATTAAAAAATATTTTACGGCTCATAGTATTGCCCATTTATATTAGCTACTAGCAATGTTTTAATTTAGCTAATTTAAATTATTAAAAAAGAATTAGCAGGTCTTTAAGACGCCTAATATTAATACCAGCTTTAGTTTTCTTAACCTTACTAGTATTATCTTTAGCAACTTTAGTAGCTTCATCAACGTCTTTAAAATTCATTTTAGCTACTCTGTTTTTAATTACTATTTGCTTTTCCATGACTGTGAATTTTAATGTTAAGCAAAAGTAATAAATATTTTTTACTTCTGCAACATTATTGTCTTATTTTTTGATATTTTTTTTAACCCCTTCTTCCTCTTTAGTCTATCTAGGTGTTTTTCTTTAACCATTTCAATAACCTCCGGTATAGACATATCAGGATAACGCTTTCGGAACTCATAAAAATCCACTCTGCTTTTCTTATAATAAAACTTACCAAATCCTTGTAGAGAAATATCATTAACCATTTCTCCCATCATATCTTTAACATAAAGTGCTTGTGTTCTATTCATATATTCAATTACATCCTCTTTTCTTCCAACGGGAAGTTTATTAAATTTCTCAGTCCATTCTTTAGTATATGGATATTCCCTAAGATGTAAGTTCTTTACAGTATCTTTTATAATTCTTTTTTGACTCATTGTTCAGTAGTAATAGTATTAATAACAGGATAACTTATTTAGCTTCTTTTATGGATTCACATAAATACCATTAATAGCAAAAAAAGGAACTACATAAAATTCAATTATAGTAATTTTACTAGGTTTAGTTCCAGCAAGAAGTTTAATATCACTTTTCTTTTTCATTGCAGCTAACATTGATTTATCATTTTCATCAAAGAAAATAGGTTCAATATTAGCGTTAAAACTTACTGTAACTTCATCTCCTAGTTTTAAACCTTGTACCTCATCACCCATACCTACAACATAGGCTATTTTTGGATTTTCTTTTCTAAGGGTTTTTTCATCAATAGTAGCAAGTGGAGAAAGTTCAAATATAGCTTTAATAAGAACCTTATCTCTAATAGGAATATAAGGCACCCTACTAACAGCTTTACTTTCGCCTCTTTCTCTTTCTACTACACCAGGTAATTCTAATTTACTCATATGAGTAATTGGAACAGCACTTTTAATTTCCATTGTAATTTGTTTAGTTTATTTATACTTTATTTAACAATGTAAAGGTACAATAAAATTTTTTGACAAAAAAGCATTTTTTTCTTGATTTTGTAAAATATTTTTTATAACTTTGAAAAGTATTTTAAAACAACATAAAAATAATAATATTAATATAATAGAAGATAATAAAAAAGATAATAAAAAAGATA